CCTGCAATAGCACCAATATTATCTAATACGTTTTCAGCTCTCCCAACAGTTAAGTCAACTTCCCTGACTAATATACCAGGAGATAATTGAGGAGTTGCCATGTTTTGCTCCTAAGTCTCAGATTTGCTCTAAAAAATATTTATTAAAAACTTACTTTACGTGGGGGAAATTGGACGTGAACAACCAATTACCAGTCAGGATATTCCCACTTAAAAACTAAAGGATGCATTTTTCTTGATTTTGCAATTCTTTTTACAGTACACTCCTTACATTCATACGAATATGATGATGATACTGGACCTCTATCTTTACGAGTTTGATAGAAACAATCTATTAAATTTTTGATTTCACCACAAACTCTACATCTCCTATCTACTAGTAATAAATGCCCATATCTTATCTGGTTATCTAAATCCATCATTGGTAGTTCCACATATATGACATATCCCCATACTCATCGGTATACCACCTATCTCCACTATTATCCACAAATGATGATTGATCATTTACACCATCAACAATAAATCCAAAAGGTGCCATATCTTGAAGGATCTCATTTTCCTTTTCTTCATATAACTTTTTTCTCACATCTTGATCGGTCAGTTCTTTAAAATAATCTTGTACAACTAACCAAGCATAAATTACAAGACACATTGCTAAATCATCATTACACCCATCTTCAGCTTCAAATGAATTTGATTTTTGAATGAATGTAGTTAATTCACTGATGATATCATAATCATTAAAAATTAATTTATCCTCTTCGATCATCGCTTTTAAATTTAGACATCCAACTTTTTTAACAGTTTTAGACATCTTAACTCCAAGTTGGGTTTTCTTTCCAGAAAATCCTTGCCCAACAATTTGTCCTGCTCTACCTCGCATAGAGCACATTAAAACATTTTGATACTCTAAGTCATAATGAAGAATTGATGCTACTTGATCACCAACATCATTAACTTCACATAAAACATATGCATCATTATAACTTTTTGCTACCTCATGGACAATCCCAGGAAATATCATGGGTTTTATTTGATTGTCTCTATATTTTGCTACAACTTTATGTGGAAATTGTGTAATATCTACAACTACAAAAGCAGAGTAATCATTTCCAACTCCTCTAGCTACGTCCACAGAAACTGTATAATTATGATCATCTTTAACATCTTCAAACACATCTAATCCACCACTTCGTAGTCTAGGTGCTTCATAAACTAAATTACGAAGTTTATTTGGTGAAATTAATGTATCAACAGATCCTAAAAATTCGCATTCAAATTCGACCTTAAACTGTTGTTCACTGGTGTTTGCAATAGTTTGCTCTTTCCATTTTTCATCTCTACCAGGAACTTCACTCCAATGAACTTCTGTTGGAATATATTCATTCTTTCTTCGTTCGGCATCATGCCAAATTTTGTAAAAATGATTCATCCCGTGAGGGGTAGAAACGATAATTACTTTGGTATTCTTACCAGAAGAAATAGTAGGATAAACTGAACTGAAAAACTGATCAGCAATATGGTTGGGAATAAAAGCAAATTCGTCGAGGAAGATGATGTTGTATGATCCACCACGAACTGCTGATGCTGATGTAGAAGCAGCAATAATTTTTGATCCATTTTCTAACTCTAAAGATGCTTTGTTCCATGTCATCACCCCCTGCTGTAACCACTTTGGGAGGTTCTCGTAAGCGGTCTGGAGGCGGTCTAAGAGATCTTTTGCGGTAGATGCCTTGTTAGCAAGTATTGCGATGTTAACGTTATCATTAAAAATTGCATAATGAAGAAGATATGAAACAACGATTGTAGATTTTCCAGACTGTCTCGGTAATTTACATACATTAAAACGATGGTTATGAAACCTATCAATCATCAGTTCTTGAAACTTATATGGTTTAAATGGTTGTAAACCATAATCCAAAGTAACAATTTGGATATAATTTTTTGCAAAATAAATTGGATCGTCTTGACAACGAGCAAATTCTATAATTTGGTCTTGAGTAAATTCAAGCGGAGTATTCGCTTTTTTTAGAAGCGGATTACCAAGATAATGATCGGCCATAATAAAACCTATTTTTTAATTACAATTCCAACGTCTTAATGCTTTGTTTATTTTACTATCTGGATCTCTTGCAGTTTCTGAAGATGTATTTTTTGCTTTATGACCTTTCATTCTTTGGCAAAAAGACTTGCGACGATCAGCCCTTTTGCCCGTAGGCTTTTTTTCAGTTACTGCAGTTTGTAATTTTGAACCAGGATTTTCTCGTCTGTAAGCATTTACTGCTTTTTGACTTAATCCATCAGTATTATCTTTACGATTTACTGACTGCCAATCCTCCTCTAATTGCTCACCAATAGTTTTATTATTTAATAGATAATTTTTTGATGGTGAATTTTGAACTTGAACAATAGGATCTCCACCAGGTCTCAAATCTGTTATTTGAGCATGTAGAACTTTTGCCTCAGGATAAACTTTTTGCAATTCATATTCAACTTCCTTTCTTGAAGGTACTTTTATTTGTGGGAAGAACATTCTTAATGAATAAGATCTACCTCTCCAAGTAAACATTATTATCATTAATTGTCCATTTTGTGATGGAATTCTGACTGCTTCTTCAATATCCTCTTTTTGTATCAATTGTTTAGCGAGATCATTTGCCCTTCTCTGCTGTCTACGATATAATTCTTGTCTTGCATCAGAACCTGCTTGTGCAGCATCTCGATCAGCAACTGTTTTTGCAGTTTTACGAATTTTATTTGCTCTCTGGCGGTCTTTAGGATTTTGTGAATTGCTTAATCTATTTGCTTTGTTTAATGCCTTCTCTTCGCCAGTTTTTTTTACACCATCATTTAGTCTTCCAGAAGCACGACGAGTAAATTGAAGTTTTGCTTCATCAATTTGCTCTTCTTTTTTAAGTGGTTCTGGTTTAATAAGATCGATAAATTCAACAAATTTATTACCAAACATATCTTCAATAGTTACACTTTCAGAGTTAACTGATTTCTTTTCAACTTTTTTAAGTTTAGTGTAGTAATCTGGAACTTCATCTAAGTGTTGTAATGCGGTAATTCTTGCTCCAGTTTTATCTGAAGTGTGTTCACCTTCTACTTTAATTCCAATCTTAAGTTGTTTTTGTATTGCTTGAAGTGAGACCCCATGCTTTTTAGCAATTTCTTCTGGTGACTTATATGATTTAACTGGACCTTTTGGATCTCTTTCTTCTTTCATTGCACAGTCATCTTTACCGTGAACTGGGCAAGATTTTCCTTTTTTAGTATGATTACAACCCATTTCTTCGGCAACTGGTTTACCAATACCAACTTCTGTGGGTTTTTTCTTTTGACCATCTACTTTAAAACCGTTTGGTAAAGGTTTGCATACTTTATCGGTATTGCACCAATACATTCCTTTACCACATTTTTCTTCACCAATAATTTTTTGTACTAAAGATATTTCTTCTTTTTTTACTGTTGGTAATGATACCGATGCAGCCTTTGCTTTTTGTAATTTAACTGCCTTATCACCAAGTTGCTTTGCCGCATCTGGTGTTAGCGCCCCAGCTCCAGAAGATTTTTTGACTGCAAAACTAACTTGCTTTCCTTCATCAATACCCTCATCACTTTGAAGATATTCTGCTGCAGTATCAATATAATCTGCTGCTTTAGTGATTTTAGATTGAACCCAAGCAGGTAATTGTGTATCTCCTTTCTTTATAACTTTTCTCAATTTATTAATGGAACGCTCAATGGTATCCATTTCATTACGAGCCATATATCCCTCATCATCTTTCTTCTTACCACTTGCAATCTCTTTGTGGTCTTCTGACAATCTCTTCATTTCTTGATGATACTTTTTTTTATTTATAAAAAAAAGGGAACTAGGTTCCCTTTTACTATCATTTATTTTTTATAGTTTCTGGAATATCTTCCGAACTTGGTTCATTTCTTGGAGTTACAAATGTGATTGATCCAATTTTTACTTTGTTTTCAACACCTTTTAACTGAGATTCTAGAATTTCATTAAAATAATTCTCATCAATCGATCCATCTTCATTTTTTGGGATATTAACTAATTTAGTAAAAATGTCACCTTTTTCATTTTTAAAAGTTATTGTAACATGATCTTTATTAGTTAAATCACTTGGGACTTCATAAGTAATCATTTTTTCTTTAACTCCTCAATCTCTTCTTTCAGACTATTTATCATGGTCTGTTGTTCTTTAATTGCCTCAATTAAAACTGCAGTGATGTTACCATAAGCAACCGCTTTAGTTCCAAAATTATCAGAAACAACTTCTGGGACAACCTGTTCAATCTCTTGAGCAATAACACCAATTTGATGTTCATTGTCTCTGTCAATACGATCAAATTCAACACCACGCATCTTAGTTACTTTTTCAAGAGCATTTTCAATTGGTTTAATATTGGTCTTGAGTTTGATATCTGAGTTTGCAGTAACTGTACCTGATGCTGTGAAGTTTCCTGTAATTGTCCTGTTACCAAAATGAGAAACTCTGAATACTTTCCACCCAGAAATATAAGAAACTGCTGAAGTTCCAGGAACCTGAGTTGTAGTATAATTAAACAGTGCCATTGGTGTCCAATACTTGGTCCCTGCTTTAAATTGTCCAGTTGCAGCACCAAATCCAGTAATATAACCACTTACTTTAGTCCATGCAGTTCCTGGATTAGTATTTACCATTACCCAATATCCAAAAGATCCTGGATTTCCACCTAATGATGTAAATGCCTCATTATAATCAATTGATCCCATATAATGCGTGTTAGTACCTGTTACATTTTTGATGTAACATTCCATGTAATAAACATCATTTGTATCTACTGGAATATATGGGAAACCAGCACCAAACTCACCACCAACACTAGGTTGACCAGTAATAGAAACTGCATATCCACCTGGAGCAGTTGAATCGTTGACCCAAGATACTCCAGCAAAATTAAAGTAGTTTTGTAATTCTGCATTTGTCCAAGTTGGATCCAATTCAAATACTGCTTCACCCTGACTGTAATGACCTATTGGATATCTTTCTGCAGTATCAACTCTTGCATTAGTTCTTGTTACTTGAGTTGTATCAACTTTAGCAGCAGCAAATCCACCAGAAGCATCTCTGGAAACAATAGTTGAGTTTGTGTTAGTTGTAGCAGCATTTAGACCATCGAGTAAATCGGCATCAAGACCAGAACCAGAACCATCATTACCATCATTCCACATTCTTCTCCAAGATGTAAATGCACCACCCCACACTCCTCTAATAAAGTGTAGTGATGGATTACCCTCACCAATTACTTGTTGCCAACCATATCTGGTAGTATTGTCGGTATAGTGCATTGCCTGAGTACCAACCCAATGGGTAGTTCCCGAAGGTGCGTTACCAGGAGAACCCCAACTATCAATAAATCCTGAACCCCAATCAAAAGCGGTGTTTAGATCAGTTGTGTTCCAACCCATTACACCAGTCCAATAATTGGTGTTTGTAGTGTCAGAACTTCTTGGGCGGAATTGCTTATAAGTTAATCCAATCTTCTCCTTAAAGTCATTGATATCCTTTCTTCTGATTGTACTATCATTACCAACATAAACTCTATCAATATTTGTTGTATTTGTAAGTATTCCTACAGTTGTTGATACTGCAGCAAATCCAATATTTCCAGAAGCATCTGTTCTTGGAATAATATTTGCTGAGGTATTTGCTGCACCATCAGTGCTTAGATTTAATCCATCAAGCAGATCGGCATCAAGACCTGAACCAGATCCATCATTTGCATCGTGCCAGAATTTTGCCCAAGAACCCCATGCAGTAGTACTTGTACTCATTCTGCGCCACAGGTTTCCATTATCTGTATATGCTAATTGTATCATCTGACCACCACTGAAATCCGTGGATGATCCATAAGATCTCCAAGACATTACACCATGATAAGTACCACCATCACTCAATGAATCTGTTATGTTTTCTTTAAAATCAATTCTTGCTGCAGCACTGTAACTTTGTGGTTGTGAATTAGTTGCTCTAGTATCAAGTGAAGTTAATCCATTTGAATTACCAATTAATGTTGCAGTAATTGATCCTGCACTGAAGTTTCCAGAAGCATCTCTTGCAACTATGGCATTTGCAGTGTTTGCATTAGTTGCTGTAGTTGCACTATTTGGAATAGAGGTTAATGATGCACCAGATCCTGCAAAAGTTGTTGCAGTTACCGTACCATTTACATCAATTGCTGTTGTTGGAACTTTACCAACACCAATTCTATTTTCAATAAACAGATTTTTATTTGGATATATGTTTCCAGAATTAGTAAATGATGTAATGACTGTCAATGCACTTTGATCAGTGAAAGTCATTCCACGCTTCAATTCTGTAACAGTAGTTACAAGTGTTTTAGTTGATCTTCCTGATGGTACATGAACTGCAATTCCATACTTATATGCACTTCCAGAAACAGTTTGCCCATAAATGAATAGATTCCATGCATTACTGTCTAATCCAGTATCAGCACCATCACCATGACCATCACCTACGTTATATGGATATAATCTATAATAAGAACCAGTTAGGATATTAAATCCTCCTTGGAACCTATAAATGGATGTTCCTGAGTTTGCACCAGTTTCTGAAGAAACTTGAATTTCAATTGCAACATCACCCTCAGTATCTTCATACTCTGCAAGTCTATATAACTGTCCAGCTGCTACTGTTTTTGAAAATACTCTTTGTAAAGCAACACCCGATGCTTCGGTTGAACTTGCTGTAGTTACAAGATAATTTGTAGCAGTAATTGCTCCAGCACTAAACTCTCCAGAAGCACCACGTTGTACAACAAAATTGTTAGTATTTGCACTTGTAGCATTAATACCAATCGTAACTGCTGATGAGTTATTATATGATGTACCAGTTAAAGGTGACTGGATAGTTAGTGTGTTTCCTAAAGAACCACTTAAAGTTGTTGCTGATATTGTTCCAGCATTTAATTGTCCTGTAAATGTTGAAATTCCAGCAACAGTCAATCTATTTAATGCTGCTGTACCAGCAGTCTGATTAATATTGTTTGCAGAACCACTGAAAGTGGATACACCAGATACAATTTGATTTGTTAATGTTGCAGTTCCACTGTTAGTTAAAGTTGTTCCAGAAATAGATCCATAATTTACTAATCCAGTAAATGTTGAAATTCCAGCAACAGTCAATCTATTTAATGCTGCTGTACCAGCAGTTTGATTAATGTTATTTGAAGAACTATTGAACGTAGTAATTCCACTTGTAACAGTATTTGTATTGAGTATATTTGGTAAAGTTAATGATACTGTAGATGAAGCATTTATTGCTTGAGTATTAATAGTATTACTAAATGTAGTTACACCTGATACTGTTATTGTCGATGCAATTAGTGTATCAGATATAGACACTCTTGCTAATGTTGAGATACCACTAGTACTAAAATTTCCTGCGGTGAGTGTTCCAGCAACTGTTGCGGTTTGATAATTTGCAACTCCAACATTAACATCACTTAAAAATGTTGTAATACCAGAAAATACTGCTCTGTTAAATACTTGAGTTCCTGCCGTACAGTTAAGATTATTTCCAGAACCACTGAGTGTTGTAACTCCAGAAATTGTTTGGTTTGTTGCAACAATAGTTCCAGCATTTGTCAAACGTGCATTTGCTGCGCTTGACATTGTAATGGTGTCCACATTGATAGTGTTATTGAATGTAGATACACCAGTTACAGTTAATCTGTTCAATGCCGCTGTACCAGCAGTTTGATTAATATTGTTTGCAGAACCACTGAATGTTGCTATACCACTAATAGATGCATTTACTGAACCTAAATTTGCAATTGTTCCAAATCCAGTGACACTTGAATGTGTTACTGCCACACCAACTGCTATCAAATAACCACCATTAGTTAATGTTAAAGTTCCAGACAATGTTGGTGAAGTTACCAAATCGTATCCAGTGCCATTACCTTGAAGAATTGCACCAGCTGGTGGTAAAGCAGCAAGACCAGTACCACCTTTAGA